AGAAACTCTGCAATCAGGTGAAGCTACTCCAGCCCATCTCAATGTGGCAAGGCAATTTCTCAGAGACAACAATATTGAGTGTCTTGGTGCTAACAATGCCGATATTAAATCATTAGTAGAGGAATTACCTTTTGAAGAATCAGCTAGACCTAATTAAAAATGATTTCCGTAATTTTCTTTATATTGCTTGGAAGCATCTTGCTTTACCTCCCCCTACTCCTATACAATATGATATCGGTGAGTATCTCCAAGGCGGCCCTAAAAGACTTATTATCCAGGCCTTTAGAGGTGTTGGGAAATCTTGGATTACTTCTGCTTTTGTTGTATGGAAGTTATTATGTGATCCACAACTTAAATTTTTAGTTGTATCTGCATCTAAACAGAGAGCCGATGACTTTTCTACGTTTACTAAAAGAATCATTAATGAAATGCCTGTCCTCCAACATCTCAAGGCAAGAGAGGATCAACGAAATTCTAATGTTGCTTTTGATGTTGCTCCCTCTAGAGCTGCTCATGCTCCTAGCGTTAAGTCTATTGGTATTACCGGACAAATCGTAGGATCGAGAGCACACTTTATTATTGCTGATGATGTTGAAGTATTATCCAACGCTTTGACTCAAGTTATGAGAGATAAGCTTGGTGAGGTTGTTAAAGAATTTGATGCTGTGGTAATGCCTAAGGTTGGACGAATAGTGTATCTAGGAACACCACAAGTAGAAGAAAGTTTATATGCTGGATTGCAGAATAGAGGGTATGAATGTAGAATTTGGCCTTCTCAGATGCCCACAGATAAGCTAAAAGAGTTTTATGGTACTAAGCTTGCCCCTTTTATAAACGAGCTTAATAGAGACGTTGGAGAGCCTACAGACCCGGAACGGTTTGATAGCCTTGATTTAGCTGAACGAGAGGCTTCTTATGGTAAATCTGGTTTTGCTTTACAGTTTATGTTGGACACTTCTGGCGAAGATGATCAGAGATACCCACTTAAACTAAAAGATTTGCTGGTTATACCTCTATCTACAGATCAAGCTCCTGGTAGGGTTCTTTGGGGTAAGAAAGAACTCATGGATTTACCTGCAGTTGGACTTACTGGAGACTATTTCTACCAACCATTTGAGGTATCTGATGATTATTACGATTATACTGGGTCTGCTATGCACATTGATCCTAGTGGCCGGGGACAAGACGAAACTGGATATGTAGTAACTAAGTTACTTAACGGTAAAATCTTTGTATTAGCCATAGGTGGACTTAAAGGTGGCTATGATAAACGAACTTTAAATGAATTAGCTAAAATTGCAGCTGAACATAAGGTAAATGTAGTAGAAATAGAAGCAAACTTTGGTGATGGAATGTATACTGAGATATTTAAACCAGTATTATTCAGATATCACCAATGTCATGTAGAAGAAATAAAGCATCAAAAGCAAAAAGAGGCTAGAATTATTGATGTTTTAGAACCAATTATGAACCAACATAGGCTAGTAATTGACTTGGAAGAAGCCAAAAAGGACTATGAGGAGCACAAAGAAGCTCCCCGTAGACAGTTATTTTACCAGATGACTCGACTAACTAGAGATAAGGGGTCATTACAATACGATGATAGAATTGATGTACTAGCTATGGGTGTCAATTATTGGGTAGAACAAATGGCAGCTGACGAAAACCTAGCATATAAGGAACGTCAGGAATATGAACTTGAAGAAAACATCAGGTCTTTTATGGAAAAGGTTGATCAGTCCTATGAAGATGAGAATGTTTGGGTTAAGGTGTAAATGTGGTTATTGATGGCAATAGTTTTAAATCTTCAAATAACTCCCATCAGTATTAAACATGGGGAAGTTATAGAAATATTTGGATCAGAAAAAGAATGTCTAGCAGCTCAAGTAAAACATATAAAAGAATATGAACCTGTACCACCTGAGCTTAACTTAGGGTGTGTCCCTTTAAATAGTGTAAACCGTACATGAAAGTAACTCATTTAAACTTTACTGGTAGGGATAGTATGATCAATATTCCGGTCACTAAGCCCACAGAATTAATCCAATGTGGAACTTACAATACTGTATATCCACCTACTAAGAAGAAGGGGTGTTGTGAAAAGTCTGAGAGTGGAAAAAATAGGCAGAGACAAACAGTACAGAGCAAAACCATTACTAAAACGAAAGGAGAAAAAGCATGAAAAAGATTCACGGAGACGTTGGAAATTCGGGTTTCAATACGAGTCTTGGCAACCGTAACCCAACACCTTCACCTAAGAACACTAGACCTTTGACTATGAAGAATCATGGTGTTCGTAATCTAAACACACGATTTCCTTATGATAGTAATAAGGGCGAAATCAAAGACCACAAGAACTAGGAGAACGAATGAAAAGGAAAGGATATCCAAACCCTAAGCCAGCAGCTAAGAAAGCTCCTACAGGCACATCAGCTAAACGTGGGGGAAAACCTAAGCAAGAGAAGGTTAAACTCAGGGGGTACTAAACGAATGTTAGGGGTTATCTTTAGGTAGCCCCTAATAATTTGTTACAAAAATATGAGGAGGTAACGCTGTAGGTAAATCAAAAAATTTTCCCCATAGGGTCTGCTATTCATTATATACACAAAAAACTTTTCGTTTTCTTTAGGTAATACTTAAAGATATTCATTATCATACGAGCTAACATCAAGTTGAAATGAAGTTGATCATTATTTTAGTTTGTGTGTGTGTGTATATATTTTTTTCATTTTCTATAGTGTTCGAGAAGTTTAACAAATGATAACACTTATCGAACAACATTAATAATAATTAATAAAGCTGTAAGTCATTGTAAACAAAGGGCTTAGCCAGGTGGAAAAATTTATTTATTTTTTTTCCTTGACATGATCGAGATATCGAACTATATTTTTAAAAGATTAACAATTATCGAGGATTTAAAAATGAATAACAAAATCAAAAGAGAATTAGAACTTCACAGAATGATTAACGAGGAAGGTCATTTAGAAGTAATTGAGGCTATGATACAAGCCTTACGAGATACCAATAGTAGTCTAGAAATGATTGACGATTTAAAGAAATTACAAAAACATTACCTAGATAATAGAATTCAAGAATATGATAATATGTGGAAAAACATTTGTAACAATTAATAGGAGAATAACAAAATGGATAATTACATTGTAAAATCGGCTTTAGAAGACTTAGAAAGACAAGAAAATGAATTAAGAGAAAGATACAATATGTGGCTATACAATCAAGGTAATTCAAATTGGGATGTGAATTCCACCGGAATAAACGATTGTAAATACATGGAATTTTTACGAGAAAGGAATACAAAATGAAACTATTGACAACAAATACCAAAATTGACAAATCAATGAAGGTTTTTGAGGAAGATTATGGAACTATCTTACAATTATTACCTTCTAAAAATGTTTGTGTAAACTATAAGAATTGTATTAAAAATTGTTTGGCTTTTAAGGGAATGGCAAAGGTTTATAAAAGCGTAACAAAATCAAGAAAAGCAAAAACCGATTATTTTACAAATGATAATGATGGTTTTATAAAGCAATTAAAAAAGGAAATAGGTTTACAAGAAAAAAGAGCACACAAAAAAGGAAAAAAACCAGTAGTTAGATTAAACGGATTTACTGATATAAATTTTGATAAATATGGAATATTTGAATTATTCCCAAAAGTGCAATTTTATGACTATTCCGCTGATTATGAAAAGGTATTAAATAATAAGCATAAAAACCTACATTTTACTTTCTCATATAAAGGTAATAACTTATTGGAGTCTATGGATTTACTGAAAAAAGGGATTAACATAGCCGTTATAGATACAAAAGAAAATCAATTTTTTAATGATCATGAAGTTAATCATATTGATGGGGATAAACACGATTTTAGATATAAAGACCAAAAAAACAGTATTGTTTGGTTATCCGAAAAGAAATAGCTTGCATTTATTTTTTTAGTGTGGTATATATAAACTATTATTAATTTCAATGAAAGGATTTAAAATGAATACATTTGATTTGGTAGAAGAAATGAAAAACTTTACTAACGATTATGAGTCTGGAAGAGTAGAAGAAGAGAATTATCATAGTTATGATATCGAGTATCTAGAAAAAGATGATACTTGGTTAAGTGAAGAAGAGTTTAACGATATCTATACACAAAATTAATAAACTTTTAACAGAGTATATCCTAACGGATATGCTCGATTAAGAGTTTATTAACCAAAGAGAAAGGATAAAAAATGTTAATGTTAGAATTAGGAATAGTGTTTATATTTGCTTATGTTATTGTTTTTGTTATTGACGAATTATTAACCATGCAAGATGAAATTGAGAAAGGTGATTAATGAATATCTTATCATTATGTGATGGTGATTCTTGTTTACAAGTAGCACTATTAAAATCAAATAAAAAGGTTGACAAGTATTTTGCTTGCGAGATTGATCAATACGGAGTAGGGGTATCTAGATTAAATTTTCCGAGTACCATACATTTAGGGGATGTTAAAAACCCAAAGATACCATTTTTTATGCTACCACCTATTGATCTGATAGTGTCAGGTTTTCCATGTCAAGACTTATCGTTTGCAAAGGGAAACGGAAAAGGTTTAAATGGTGATAGGTCTGGATTATTCTATAAAGTTTTTGAAGCTTTAGAAACCTTAAGAACATTAAATCCAGATGTTAAATTTTTATTTGAAAATGTAAAAATGAAGAAAGAATGGGAAAACATTATTACAGAAAAACTAGGTGTTTCGCCTATCCGTATCAATTCCGCATCCTTTAGTGCCCAAAACCGTCAACGGTTATATTGGACTAATTTGGAAGTTGATCAAAATGAAATACCAAAAGACTCCGGTATATTTTTAAAAGATATCCTAGAATCTGGTAAGACTGATAGGGATAAATCTCATTGTTTAGATGCTAATTATTTTAAAGGTGGAAACTTAAAGTCTTACTTTGATAAGCATAGAAGACAAATAGTTTTTGAGTCTAATTCAAAATGCAAACAAATAGGAGAAGCCGATTTAAAGGGCTATAGAGCTATTAAAGCCGTTTATTCAGATCAAGGAAAGTCACCTTGTTTGACTACTATGGGGGGTGGGCATAGAGAGCCAAAGGTTTATCTTCCACCAATGAGTTATAGAAAATTAACTCCGTTAGAATGTGAAAGACTCCAAACAATGCCCGATAATTATACTAAGTGTGGACAAAAAGAAAACGGGGAAATATTTGAAATTTCCAATACTCAAAGATATAAAATGTTAGGCAATTCGTTTACTTGTAATGTTATAGCTTTTCTACTTAAAAACTTATAGGTGCAAAATATGAATAAAAATTATCCGTTTGGAAAGACTTACCACATAAGACATTTTGGAAAAGGTGACGATAGAGAAAATGAATTTTACATATACTATGGTGAAGAGGTGGTGTTGGGATTACGAGCAAAATCTCGATCAAAAAAAGAAACTCAAAGGCTACTAGACCATGTTAATAATACTATTCTATTACGAATTGAGGTGAATAATGATATTAAATCCTAAAGATTATCCTAATTTAAACGGACTATTTGGAAACTTTGAAGACAATGGAATCTTTGAAGAAGAAGAAGAAAAAGAAGACCAGAAACCAGACCAGAAATATATAGAGTGCCCTACTTGTAACGGTGAGGGAAAATTTATAGATAGGCGAGAATTCCATAGGATGTATTTAAAAGATAGCGAATAAGGATTGAGGTTCGATTCTAGCCCACTTTATTAGAACACTAATACGGTGGGTTAGGGTAGGGCAGAATAATGTCTCAATCCTGGCCTGAGTAGCTCTACGGGCATTTTAATCTTTAATCTGGAGTACGGTATGAATAAATACAGATATATAATGAAAATTGAGTACGATGAAAAAGCTAAATATCTTATAGAAGTTTTAAGACGGGTAGGTAAGACTAATGGTTTTACAGTACAGCCTAGAGGTTCTGGCTCTAGAGCACCACAAAATAGGGCAGAT